AAACCAAACAGCTACCCTCGCCGCTCCGTGAGACTTGCCTGTACCATTACCAGACACGGCAACGGTGACTTGATGGTCTCTAACAGATTCCATCATTGCCTTAACGTCATCCGTCAATGTCTCTCCGAGTACCTGCTCACAAAAACCAACAGGATCGTCCTGGTACTCCAGATACTGCGAATCAGCCAGGAAAGAATCAATATACTCAGGCTTAGACTGTTGGAGAATGAGGGAAGTAAAACGATCAATATCCTCATCCGTCATACTGAAATCTGGTTTAGACATTATAGGGTGCGCCTGGCTTTACCTTTTCTCTTCTTTCGAGCTTTATTCAAAGCGGCAGCTATAGCTTGATCCCTGGGATGGCCAGCTTTTATCATTTCCGAAATATTTCTTCCAATATTTTTCCTACCTGGTTTTAATGGCATTATTCTTCCTCTATTTTATCCGCCTCACTGGCTCACCACTGAGTTTAAACAGCAGTGAGGGTACATTGACACCCTTTTAAATCTAATTTGATATTATAGATATAATAACACATTAAGGCGAAGGATGCCTGTTTTGAACTGAATTTGGCCTCGCAAGATAAAGCATCGGCCTGATATTGTCTGTCTGAAATTACGGTAGGGCGTTAAATTGGGCCACTGCTTATTGAGTAGTGGCCCAATAAAAAAATATCTTCGTTAAAAAAATCTTTATATATATAGAGGATTTTATTACTTTTTTTAATCCCGCGCGTTATGTAGTTGTTTTTGCTGGGCCACTGCTCGAAGGACAAGTGGCCGGGATAAATATCCTATATATATAGAGATTTTTAATTTTGGCCCGGGACACTACTAAAAAAATTTTCTTTCAAAAAAAAAGCAGTGGCCCTGGCCCAACATTATCTATTTTAGGTGTTTTTTTGTAATAATATCAAACCTTTAACCTTGGGCCGTACCTACTGAATGTAGAGGCTATAGAGCCTGTAACTTATTAATATATAAAGAAAAAAGGTATGGACACTGCTCTTAATGGAGTGCCCATTTTTTTGTATTTTTTTTAAAAATCATATTGTAAGTATCTTATAATGTTGATTACTTGACGAAAACTTTGTACTGAATTATTTTAAATTCATCGTTAAAAAGAAGGAGATATATATGAAGAAAGTAGGTGCATATCGAATTTGCGAGCGTTGTGGTAGGGAAAAACCATTGGATGAATTTATTGGCAGACTACATCCTGAATATGGACCAGGGATGTTGTGCCGGACTTGTTTGTGTAAAAAAGCACTTACAAGCGAAAAGAAAAAAGAGATCAAGAGACAAAAAACTGAAGCCAAAGCTCGAAGACGGCGCAAAGTGAAGGCTTGTAATGCGAGAGCTTACAGAAAACTTAAATTGGAATCTGAAATGTGGATAGATCTTCAATATAGTAAAAACATTGCCTGGCATGGCAATGTTTTAGCAAATTCTAAATTGTGGCGTGAGTATATAACCAACGGTGGCGTTCCTTTAGATAGTAAAGAGTGGCATGAATATCGTGATCTTGGTGGTAGATATCTCGGAGCTTTATATAGCACAGAAAATGCCTTAGACATATTAGAGCAACGTGTAGCTAAACTCAAAAAGAAGAAACAAGCTTAATATAGTTCTATTACCCACCGAATCACTTGCCCTAAAACCATACCCCCTAGAATAACACCGGCATACTCTAAAAGAAGATGGAGGATTAAAGCTCTATGCTTATCTCTCTTCTTGTCTTCTATCTTCTTTTTCCAGCTTCGAATCTGTTTACCCTCATAACCTACAGATAAAGCATACCACCGCACCAAAGTTCCATGGGTTAAAAAAAGAATTCTAAGCCGTCCCAGTCTAATCATTTTGACTCCCTCAAGGTTAAAAACGAAGGCTTGCCCTGGACAACCACATCCATTATTTTACTGCATTCAGGGCATTGAATTCTGAAAAGAGAAGGACCTTTGTTGTTGTGCCAATATTCTTTCAGGAATTCTTTAATTTTTGCGTTGCAATACGGACAACTACTGGTCATGTCAACTCCTTATGCTTAGCAATTAGGGCCAGTTTTATCTTCGTCGCAATTTCCGGTGGGAAAATAGCAAATATTTGTTGCAACATCGGTCCATCAAAAGTGATTTCCTGTTTCTGCTTCTCAGACCAACCCTCAAAACGTTGGAAGGCTAACTTTGCATCGGCCGCCGTACCCTCATCACTGGCAGCCCTTTTCAATACCGCGTCATCCACCAAAGCTAATTTATTGGCGTACCTCTTACGCCGGGCCTCCAAAGCTTCATCCTCAATTTCGGTCAATTCGTCAGGGGTGAAAACCTGGTAGAGTACTGATGCTTGTGAGAAACCCAGAACATCGGTCGATAAATGCGTTCGATTTAAAGGAGGATTGTCGGGATTGCTCAAATACTCCATTAGCGTAAGGCGATGCATATTTTTAGTTTTTTCCGTCCTCTCTATTCTTTTCATAGTTTTCTTTATTTCCTTTTCATGTTACATAAGTGACGCACCGGTGTTACATAAGTGACGCACCGGTGTTATATAAGTGTAACACCTTCCTTACATTTTTAACGCAACGTATTGAAATTATTATTTTAACTTAGCTGTAGAATAAGAGTATTCAGCTTCTCCTCTTAAAGTAAAACAAAACCACTGGAATCTAAATTGCCCAAATTTCCAACAGAAACAAGGTATCAACCTCCACTGTAACAAATGGAGGGTAAAAATACACTTAAAACCCTCGATAAACTGTCTGTTATATTTCCCTTTCGGCCAATATTTTAGTATTTTCATTTTATTCCGCCTTCTCAACCTCTACAGTAAAAGATCCTGAGTCCTTAGCTGCAAAAGCATCTATTATCCATAAAGGATTATCGGTAACAAAAGTTTTTTCCATTTTCAGGGCCACATCTTCATCTTTATCGTAAAAATCCATTTTCAGAAAATCCGTTTCCAGTGGGTATTCAACCACGAAGGTTATCTTTGTCTTTACTTTCATTTGTCATCCCCTTTAAGCATCATATTGTGTAATGTCTTACCCCGGATACCGACCTGCCTATACCACCTACTGTCCTGCATCTCTTTAGCAGCAATGGCATAGTCCTCAGCCTTTATCGCTTTTATCATCTGTTTAAATCCACGAAACCCGCCTGGCCCTAAGGTATACCGCATATCAATTAAGGCCAATCGTCTATTGCCATCCATTTCAGAAAAGAGTTTACCGAAAATTTTATACAGATCAGCCTTACATTCTATTATATCGTTTTTCAGTAACATTAAGGCTTCTGCTTTTGTGAGACCCTTATCTTTTAAATTACGGCCATAGCCAATAAGAGTGGCACCTTCCGGGCCTATAAAGATTTTAGACCTAAAGCCCTCATGCCTCATTATCTGCTCTTCGATCGCTGTTTCTCCTAAAACCGTCCCTTGAAGTATTATCGTAAGAGCTATTATACCACATATACTGATAAAAATCCTCATATCAATAAATCAGCAGATTCACCAGCCGATCAATAGCAATATCCCCATCCTCATCCTCAAGCCAAGTGTGTAAGATATTATCTGCCAAATCAGCGCCGCTCCAATGGTTTACGCACCATTTATAACCCCCATTGCGACTAATAGATTCTTCAAAAATGCTATTTGCTATGGCAAGCTGTAGACCTTCTTTAATTATTTTTCTTACTTTTGCTCTTTTTTCTACCATTTCCTTTTCCATACTCGCCATCTCAGATCTCCAAAGTATCAGCCATTATATGATATCTGCTAAGATCAGATCCCTCTAGATGCAAAGTTTCGGCGATATATTTTGCGTCGTCATCGGTAAACGTTAAAACCGATTCGTTTTTGGTGAAATCAGCCCATTGTTCAGAAAATCTCTTTAAGTTTCTTGCTTCATCGGACAACCTGCCACGTCTAAAATTAGCGTATGTTCCATCAATTATCATATTCCCTCCCCTCTTTAGCTGCGGAATATCCCGCACTGTAACCATAAGTGTATCCTGCGACGGTAGCGTCCCCTACTTCTTTTAATCCTTCATCAAAACCCTTTTTATAGGCTGCGTCCCAGGAGCTAAAACCAACTTCATTATTCCTCTTCATCTCAAGCAAAACATAGAGAAATTTCTCAGCCCAAAAAGGTATTTCCCATACCCCCTCAGCCCATCTTTTGACAGTCCACAGATCAACGCCTAATGTGTCGGCTACTTTCCGGTTAGTCAACCGGAGCTTTTTTTTGATTTCCTCAAATTTTTGGTTATCCATCTGCGCTCTCCATATTGTATATCAGTATCTCGGCTTCCAGCAAACGCATGAGGTCTTTAGTATTACAATTCTTTTTCATGTCCATATAATCGGCCGCATTCATATATTTGATCGTATCCAGGTAGTCAATTATATCCATATAATCAATCCATCCCTTTTTTATGCCTTCACGGCATTCTTTTATCGCCCTTGCTTCAAGTTCTAGCAAATTCAAAAGTTTTTCCTCCCTCTTTATGTCACCACGACCTTTTATCGCAGCCATTTCTTTATCTTCTACTTGTTGTTCTTGCCAATCTTTATCAGTTGGCATCTTAATTTTTATCCCTTTTTCGCATATTATTTCGTCGCCAGATAAAAGCATCTCGCTACCTTCGGCCATCTTAATTTCTATCCCTTTATCGCATATTGTTTTATTGCCAAACAAGAGTATCTTGCCACCTTTAGCTATCTTAATTTTTATTTCATCGCCGGATAAAGTGGTTATATTATCTCTCAAAAAATTATTCATGACATTTCCCCCTATAAAGTGTTTTTATGTCTGTTTTTTTGTAATAAAGTTTTTGTGCCCTCTTCGCCGCCATCGAGACGACGAAAACAACATCATTTTTGCGAAAAGAATAAACTGACCTGACAATAGTCCTCAGCCAGTCCATTGTACCATCCAAATTATAGTATATTTTTTTGCCGAGTCCAAACATTGTTATTTCCTTATAGCATTTATCATATTACTAATTTTATTGGCGTTGTTGAGGATTGCTTCAAGGATAGCGTGTTCCCATTCATTCGCATCTTCATCATTCAAAAGGGGAGCGCCATCTGTTTCATCATCGTACAGTGAGTCCCAAGCCATTTCTTTAAATAGAATGTGAAGTGTTTTTTCTTTATCTTCTTCTGTATCATCATAAGCCATGTCTTCGATTAAATCTTGATTTTCTTCGATAAGATATCCAACTAACTTATCAGCATGTTTCCTGATTTTCTTTTTTCTAAGTTCATTCATTGCGCCTCCTCCCAATATATTGTATCATATTATACATGATGGGTATCATACCAAATACCAATGATGAGATTGACTATGCTGAGCTTTTTGACCCGGGTGAGAAAAAACAGGCGATAGGTCATTACGACAACCAGCGCCATGGGGACCTCTACGCTCCAGATACCGAAAAGTGGCAGAAGCGTGATTGTCCTCTCTGTTTCGAGCCCTTTTCTGTGGAGTGGGTTCCCGTACCGAAAGGGCGTGCAGGTTGGTACTGCACTCACTGTCATCGGAAAATAAATTAAGTTCCACTATTTATTCCCTTTTTCAGTATTCCCACAACAAGGTGTCGGTTGCCGAGTTTTTGAAAATTGATGCTTCGCCGTAAAAACATGGGCCATCTCCTTTTATATCTTCTCTGGCAATATTAAAAAAAATATCTGTAGCCTTTTTGATTATTTTGACATCTTTCGTATTACCAATATCATATATGAGGTGGCTACTCATACTTAGTACGATCTGGTCCTCTACCATTCCTCTGTTTGCGTAATATGTCCCGGTGTCTTCAAAAGTATTATACATGATTTACCTCCAATTTTCTGGTCTATTTTTAAGATTTGCGAATAACTTCCAAAAGGCGAGCCTCTCCGCCTTTCGGTAACTCAATCCAACTAAGAAATTCACACATTTCTCATTCCTCTTTTTTTTTAGAAGATCATTACACAGTTTTGAGCGTTATTTTGCTCTTAGTTTTACCCTTAACCATTACTCCCAAAACCAAAATAACTTCTTCACTACTTGAGAGCTTCTCGTATATCGGAGATGGGAAATTGTCTATATGGGTAGCACACATTAGGAATTTTCCCTTTCGGGACACGCTGTAAAGTTCGATCATATCCTCGTCAATAGGATTTTTTTTGGCTATAATTTTCATAATTTTTTCTCTCTTCTTGGGCTGAAATACCTTCTTTAGTGTTAAATATAAAATAATTTAATATGGCATAATGTCAAGCATTTTTTTAGAGAAAATGCAAATTATTTTTTTAATATAAAGATTTCAATAGGTTAAGGCAGAAAAAAAATATCTTATTCCCTTAAATATTGGAGTTTTTCTCGGAATCTAGACAAAGATTCGCCGGCCATATCACACCAAAATTGACAATACGGTTCAGATTCTTTCGAAAAGAAAAAATCGAGAGCATTATCTTTTAACCTTTTCCCCTCTCCTTTTGACGTATCTTTATAAACTACTTTATCGAAAAATGTACGATCTTTCCCTGTAGCATCATCAACAGCATCGAGTAATAAAGTAAGTGCTAAAATTCGGCAATTCATAGCGACTTAAAAGGGCATTTGCCCTCTGTATCAGTAATAAAGGGTTCTTTGTTGCGATTTAAAATGAGCACTGATTTTTTTTCTTGCTTTAGTTTTCCTTTAATATCTATAGTGTAACGAGGGCTCGCATTCCTGGGGGAGAAACCTTGCGGGCAATATTGATCTGTTTGCGCCTCACACCATATAAGGCGGAGCCAACCAAAGTCAGCTATTTCGTTGATCCATGCCATATTAGGCTTGATAGCTTTCCGCCCGCACCAGGATCTTAAATCTTTTTCATTCCGAAAAACTCTGGTCTTGCAATGTAAGCATTCCAGGCATTCTAATTTTTTATCACTTTTTTTGCGTCCCACTTTTAACCTCCTTATCACAAAAATGGATTCCTGTATCCCCTCGCTGGGAGGATTCCCACCGTTTCCTGGGCTCGACTACACGCAACATAAGCACAACGCACTTCGTCATCCCAGGCATCAGAATCGATGTCTATAGCTTTCTTTATCTTGGCCGTTATGCTTGGGTCAATCCAAACATGCCGTGAGCATCCGCCCTTGGTGCTATGGTATGTCCCTACACAAATTCGAGGAGTCTCGAAAAATTGATCTGGGTTATTTTCGGCTAAATGATAAATCAGGTCCCTGGCTTCCGCTTTTATCCTAAAATAATCCGATATATCGCCCTGTTTGTCGAGAAAATCACCGAGGAAACCCATATTAAGCAGGCCGAAAAATTCGTAAGTCTTTTTTTCGGTAAGTGGCAGGCCCTCAATCTTCTTTTTTGCTCCTCTCCTCAAACAAAGCTTAGCAACACAATTCTTAATCATCTGTTTAATCTCGTAAATATTCAGTTCCTCACCCCTGAGAAATCTTAGATATATTCGGATAGATTCAGCGCCATCAAGCTCTAAAGGATTCCAGGTTTTATCTTCCTTCCGATATTGGTTGCAGAAAGGGATATTGGCTTTCGTAAGAGCTTTTATGTATCGCTTAACCTGAAATTGACACCGGCACAAAATCATGTGGCTGCCAGGGAGGGATAGGTCCGGGTTCCTGACCGATACGATCTGCCCTTCACCATATTTATCCGTTGCTTTAAAATCGACAAGTTCTTTTATATTGGCTTGCCGGATAATTTCAATAGATTTCTGTAACACCGCAGGGGACAGGCGGTAAGATTGCTGAAGAGGGATAACTTTATTAGCTTTTAAGTTGATGAAGTTATCCGGATCGCTACCGGCAAACCGAAATATGGCCTGGTTCGCATCACCTGCGTATAATATTGTATCGCACTCCCTACCCCATTGTTCGATCAATGCTATTTGCAGGCTGGGTAGATCCTGAGCCTCATCTACCATTAAAATCTTAATATCTGGTAATAATTTACGGTCAAGGCATTGTTCCAACATTCCGTTAAAATCAATTTTCCCTTCGTTCTCCATATAATTGAGCCAAGCTCTACCAAGATGTTGGCATTCTTTGGACCATTGGTCCCAGGGAACCATCCGGCTTCGCAAAATTTGCATCTGGTTAAAAACCTGATCATTATCCCCTACAGGCTCCATATCTTCGTCATTTTTGAGTCCCACTGTCAATTGATAAGCAGGATAAGCTTCATTAAAATCCCTAATATTTTTTGCCGTTTCCATTACATCTTCTTTTTTTATGCCAAGAAGATTAAAACAGTGAGAATGTATGGTTCGGACATTTGGTATATCCTTCCAGCCTATGTTAAGCTTTTTCTTTATTCGGTTTTTAGCTTCACTTACTGATGCCACTGTGTGGGAAACAACTCCAATATCTTTAGGGAAATATCTATCACAAGCTCGCTCAACTTGGCGCAATAGGTATTCCGTCTTCCCTGTTCCTGGAGGTCCAATTATTTTATAAATTTTAGGCACTTACCAGGAGCGATATCTTAATCGCTGAACATTTCAATTTGGTCAGAGAGAGAGAAAGTGATGCCATCTTTGATACGGGCTTTTACAAAACTAATCCCTATCTGGATATCAAATCCTTTCTCGTGCTGCTTTATTTTAATGGGCAGCCCAATCGAGATATCGCCTTCGTTTTCTATTGCCGTTTGTATCTCTGTAATATATTGAGAGAGCAAATCGCCTGCCCTGTCTTTTATCTTTTCTATTATTTCTGTATTGATTTTCATTTTTCCTCCTGTTTTTTGCACGATTGGTGGCATAGCTTGCTTTGTGCGACCCCTTCTTTTTTTGCCCACATAAGTAACTGATTTGCAAATAACGGATCGCTTACTCTTATTCGTTCGCTATATGCAATCATTGCTACCTGCGAAGCACGTGCGAACATATCATATTCATTTTTAGCCTTTGGCTTCAAAACAAAATATTTCATTTCAAGCATCTCTTGCCCCCCTTTGCTTTCATTTATGGCTTAAATACATATAATTTGTGAGTCCTTTTGCAATAAGAATATTAGAGACAAACTCACGATCAAAGTTATCAACGCGGATTATCTTCATAATTCTCTCTCTTATAGCCCCATATTTTATTGCAAATAAAACAATATTTAATTATAATCATTCCCTCCAAAAAGTAAACCCGGCCAGCCGTCCTTAAAACGACCAGCCGGAGGATTTTTTGTTAATTGCTAAACTTCGTTTCCTGTAACCATTTCACCCCTCATTACGCCTTTCCATTGCGCAATAAGATCCTTCATTTTTTGGGCGTCTTCTGCTCCGTGAATCATCGGAGCCTGGCCGCAGTTCCTCATATGCAGTTCGGAATACTCAATACCCTCCTTATTTTGGGCAACCCGCAATGAAAATTCAGTCTCAATCAATTGGTAGGGTATCCCCTGGGAAGTAAGGAGGCTTACATAAAGATCAACGGCCTTTAGGTTAGATGGCGGCGCGGTTAATCTATATGGCATCATGGAACCATCCACCAGGATATGTATCCTCTTCATGTTCTTACATGCCTTACCATCTTTTTTACCACTTCCGAATTCGTTTTGGGGGCAATCGAGGCAACTATTGGTAGGTGATTGTATATCTTCGGACCTGGGCTCAGGGACTAATCCATCAAGGCTTGAACATGTCGGGGGGGTACCGCCGCCGCTTTCCTCAAAGCTCTCAGCCCAATATGCATTCGTCCGATTCATATCTAGGATAACACCTCTGAAAGTCTCCTTCTTTGTCCCGTCTGGGAACACAAACATTTGGGCTTGGTGAACGATCTTTATCTGAGGCAGTTGGGGCTCCACCCCCTCCATTTGATCCCTCATGTCGAAAAGCTCGCCGCCGACTATCGGCACGCTGGCCTCTTTGTGGACCGCAACATCTGTTGTCTCTGTCTTTTTTTCTGTCATCTTTGTACTTTCTCCTTGTATTATGGTTTTCTGATATTAATTATATGATTGTAAAGGTGTTGAATCTTTGTCGATTCCGTTCTGACCGGAAAATATACTCATCACCCAGGATGCCTTTAAAATTTGCTGGGAATTGTGCGAAACATTGCCCGCTAAAAGAGATTCTAATATAACCCGAATTTAATTTGATTACAGATGGTATTTTTAATCCACGTGAAGCATGCCAACTTCGGATTTCCTGCGAACCATCCAAACATCGAATGCAAGATCCATCTTTGCCAGTTCCGCCACACAAGGAGCATTTTACTCGTAATTTCAATTATTCCCCCCTCTCCGTGTTATGGTTTTCTGATATTGATCCTTTGGCCAGTTTTCGAGCTAATCAACGCTTTACCCTGAATTATTTTATCTAGCAACTTTTTAGTGAGCCATACATCAGCCATACAGTAGTCCACTAATTTTCCGATTCGCCCTTCCTGGTACCATACTGGGGCCAGCGCTCCATTTCCTGTTTTCCCAGCCGCCAGATTATTTTCTTTTATCATAGCATCGAGGCTACACCATCCGCCGCCGGCGTTCAGAATCTCAGCGAGGATGTCGTAAGACTTTTTATTGAGATATCTTTTCGCATTCACTGAATCTGTTGGCATAGCCCATTCAGGAAGTTTTTCCGGATCAATATTTTCGTTCACCACAGCATGAGCTATCACTTTATTGTCAAATCTAATATTATTGAATCCCACAAAAGTTTTACGACTTTCAAGAAGAAGTATAAAATCTCTCATATTATCTTCCATGAAGGTCCTATAACGGTTTTCAATATAGTCATAGCAACAGATACAAGATATACCCATTCCTTTATAATCATACCATCCTTCACAATAATCGATGCCATCTCTAGGCTTTTCGTTTTTGCCGAGTATAGCCTTTTTTATTTCAATATCATAAACTATCATTGTCACACCCCTATCTCTTCCTCACCCCTACTCGTTTTACAGTTCGGATGTTAATTCCATCCTCCTCGCCTGGCATCTCGCCGGTTGTTTCAAAAACCTCTTTAATGACTGAGTCAAGGGACCTGAGATTAACTGCAAGCTTTATAATATCCCCAAAACCTTCTTCCTTGATCCATTTGTGGGCCATTTTTTCGTTGGCGATTGAGGGGTAAGAATCAACTCTTTTATAGTAAGTATATTCCTCTGTTCCGAAAGTTTCTATGCCTGCGGCCTCAAGCATGGCAAAAAGTTTTTCTTCTTTTTCTGCCTGCTTTTTTTTGCGGGCTTTGATTTCATTTTCCGCAGACCTGATGGCCTGCTTTTCCTTACCATATTCCTCGGCAAGTTTTACCATTTCTTTTGGCAAACTCTCGGCCTCTCCTTCAAATAAATCAGAAAGACCTCTTAATGTTCCTGTCTCTTTTGCGCTTGGCTCAAATTCCTTAAAATTTAACACATCTCACCCCTTATCTCTCGTTAAAGGAAGCTATCACAACCCCCTTTGGCATATTATTGGCAGCAGTACCAATGATTTTTACTCGTACATCTTCTGCCGCGCACCATTCGGAAAATGGTTCACGTTTTCCATCCCAGTCATTACTACATCCATTGGGATGTATCATTCGTGCTTCATCTTCACTCTCAGCACACACAACAGCCGAATCGTAGGTATTGTAATCATCATTTACATCCTGGGAAATTCTGTACAAAAACATAATTGCTTCCTCCTATATTTAGGCAGCACTATACACTGTAATCCAAAAAATGCAAGTTATTTTTTGAGATAATTTAAAATTGCCATACTCGTGTTATCTTTTTTCTGTACAGCTTTTAAGATAGCTAAATCCATTGTTTTATCAGCTATTAAATAATAGAGGGAACATTTTTCTTTTTGGCCGAAACGATAAATTCGGTCTCCGGATTGGTAATTATCGTCATAGCTATAAGAATAGCTATAATAGATAGCCTCTGAGCAATTTGTGAGTGTATGACCATATCCAACTGACTTTGGATGACAAATAATATATTGGAGATTTCCACTTTTGAAGGCTTTTAGATAATTTTGCTTTTCATCTTCGGTAGTTGTGCTATTCAGTATACCGCTCTCGATACCTTTTTTTTGCAAAGTCTCTTTAATTCTTTGGGCTTCAGCCTTAAATTGTATCCAGA